GAGGCGTTTTGCAATGCCTGCTCCATTTGCTGCATCTGCGCTTTAACCTGCGGTGGAACCTCGGCTTGCGCTTCGTCTGCATCGCGCAACTCAGGCGGCAATGCCTTCTCGAAACGCTCGGCTAACTGCTCGGCCATCGGGAAGTCGGCGGACTTCATGACCAGATCGCCCGCAATGTTCATCATGGCCGGGTTGCGTGATGCCATCTCGGTGAGTGCTTGGAATGCTTCCTGGCGCTTCGTGCCGTAGCTCGGGCCAACAGTGACCACAACGTCATACCGACCCACTGACGGGTTGTATATCTCGCGGATCGCGCCGTTCTCGTCTTTCTGCTCAACCACCGCCTTGTCAATCGTCGGGTCGATGTAAGCCTTATCTTCCTTGCCATCCTCACCGAGAATCCTCACCACTCGCGGGATGTCGTAAATCTTCGGGATCAGGTCAACCAATATCTTCCCGGTATAGCGAATCGCACGAGCAACGTTGTCGATAAAGTGGAACGTTGCGTTATCGCCCTCACGCTGACGCGCCATGATTGCCCGCCCTGAAGTCTCGTTCGACTTCGCGCCCATAGAGGCATCGTATTGACCTGATGCCATCTTCATTTCTTCGGAGGCGACCTGCATACCAGTCATGTACGCGGGAGCCATGACGGGCGGCTGCTGACGTTCTGGACGGGGAATAGGATTACCCGCCTCGTCTACGCTGTTGTATGGGATGTAAGGCTTGTTGCTGCTGTTGAGGTTCGCCCACTCATCCTCGTAGTCGGCAATGGCTTCAGCGGCGGCAATGTACGGTTGCTTGCCTTGCAATGCCACGAACTCGACAGCGGCAGATGTCCAGAAGTTGTACATCCTCTGAGCGTCTTTCATCGCCCGCGTGTGACCCTTGCGGTCAACTTGCCCGTCAATCTCGACTTCCTCGCCCACCACACGGACGATAGGAATGTACTTGCCTGCCCAATCCTTGCGGTCGATGATCTGGTCGCCTGCAATCAAATACCATTTGCACTTGCGATTCGATACCTTGCGCTTCTTGATCGACGCATCAGCCTTGATCGCCTTGAGCATGTCCTTGTCGGTCACTTCGGAGAGCTTGAACGATTGACCATTCGAGCCAGCGCACAGCGTGTCTTCTTCCTCGACAATCTTGAAGAACTCGCAGACGCGGATCATGTCCTTGGTCAACCAGGAGGAACCCGCATCGTCCGGCCAGCCTACAGCGTCAGCGTTCGGATACTTGCGCTCGAAGTCTTTCTTCGGCAGGTCATCGAACACGAACCCATACCGCGCATCTGACCCGTCAGCCTCAACATGACGGCCTAGGTAGACGTTCAGCGGGTTCGGGCAAGCCTTGATGTATATCTCTTGGTCGAATGTATCGTCTGCCGCGTAATCAGTCGTGACGCGCCAATAGCCCAATCCTGCATCGACTGCGAACTCGCCCGCCGTGTCGTATGCCGTGTCAGCGTTGGAGTTAGCCTCAATGTGGCGAATGATCCCGTTAAACACATCGGCGGTCTTTCGGTCTGCGCCATCGTCCACTGGATAGACGCGGACACTAGGCTTGTTCTGCCGCGCATCGTTGGTTATCTGCCGGTTGTGCTGCTTGACCTTGTTGATCGTCAGGCACGGACGTTGATCTGTCTCGCGCCGCAAACGCATGGCATCGTCCCACTGATAACCGTTGTCCGGGTCGCCATTGGCAAAGCGCAGGTCTGCCCGCCATTTCGTGCGTGCGTCGGACTCACGATCTTCGCAACGCTTGAACTCGTCGTGACATTCCTCGACTAGTTTCTCGTCTGCGGTCGGATCAGGTGTTTTTGCCATTAGTTAGCCCATCCAGCTAGTTGCGCCGGAATGTGTGTGTGTCCTCGTTACGGTCTTTTGCGGCTCTTTCTTTGCCCGCACTAAGCCAGGGAATAGTTCTGTTAGTACCCATATCCACGCATCAGCGCGGTTGGGACTGCGTGCGCCGGTATAGCCAATCGTTGAGAAGGCAGCCAATTCATCTTCCAAATCGTTGAATCGGCCAACGTGTCGAACCTTCCCCTGCTCGTACAGCGCGGAAAATGGTTCTGCTCTCACCGCCTTACCACGCGATGCGGTAACTTGCTTGTATGGTGTTCTAGGTCTTGCCGTCTTGATTACATGCTCGACCATTGCGCCACCGTAATTGACCTCGCCGACGATCACATCGCCAGCGTGCCGGTCGTAGGCATCCGTTGCGACCTTGCCCCACGTTGCAGGGCCAGCCTTGACCGTGCAATCCTCTATCAGATAGGCGTTGCCGTCAGTGCCGAGCGCCCCGACGATGATGCCGATTGCGTCGTTGTCTGCGCCTTCCTCATCGCCTGATCCAGAAGGATCAACGCCGACCACCACGCGGATAAAGTCCGGTAACTCTCGGCTTCCCTCATGCCGCCACTTGTCGATGTGTTCCTCGGAGAACAGCGCGTTCGGCGTTGCGTCTGCAAACTCACCTAGCAGGAATCGCTTCTGCAACCGACCGGACAGGCTTTTCAGCGTGTCCAAGTAGTTATCTGAAAGGTTCTCGGCGTTGTCTTGCGGGTTGATGCGGAAATGTGCGTAATCGTCAGCCCGCGCCAATGTGATTTTCGTTTCAGGGTCGCGCTTCTCAACAAACAGCTTGTAAGTCCAGTGCGCCTTGCTTGGCGGGTTGCAGTCGTAGTACATGCGCGGCTTGAGCGTGACCGGATCGCGCCCGGCAATCACTTGCTCGGCCTTCTGCGCCAAGCGTGTTACCGCTATTCCTACGCTGCCCCACGGTATTTGACTGCACTCGTTCAGGTAGATCGTGGCGAACTCCATGCCAAGAATCTTCTCGGTGCGCTCTTTGTCATCCAGCCCGCCGAACCATATCTGCGACTTGTTCGGCAGTTCAGCAAACCAGTCCGTCTTGTTCAATTCGTACTTCACGCCGGGGAATGCGATCTGCATTACCTTGGGAAACGTGTCCATCACGACCGAGGACTTGATCGCGTTGAACCGGAACCGCAATATCGCGTGGCGGCTGTTCGGGGCCTTCAGCGCCCGCATGACCACGTTGCGGGTCAATAGGAACGTCTTGCCGCTTCGTGATCCACCAAACAACATTAGGTGAGTAGCGTCACCCGCAAGGATGTGCTGCGCCTCCTGCTGCTTGGCGTTGAGCTTAAATGCGCTCATCCAGCGAGGTTGCGATGATCTGCACCGGCCCGCCTCCCTCACCAGTTACCTGCAGCGGCAACAGTTTCGGGTAGATCGTTCCCCAGAACACGCGCTCGTTGGCTGGATCTTCCTGCGCCCAAGCTGTCAATCGTTCAGCGCCGCCCAGTGCTTCAGCGGCTTCTGCGATGGCTTCCTTGGCTGCTTTGGTCGTCTTGTTGAGCGATCCTAGCTTCCTGCCCATGCCTGCGGCTGGCGGGCGGCGCTTTTCAGCAGCCTCCACTTGTTTAGTGTCATCGTCCATGATTTCGCATCCGTCTAGCGGAAGTTGGTTGCATCCAGAAGCCGCTGGAAGTCGGTACGCAATAAAAAAGCCCGCCGCGTCTTGTGAACGGGCGGGCAATCCCAGGGGAGGGAGGAGATTTGGTTATAGATGCTGCGTTACGCGGCGTAATGCGCGGTTAATGAGGTGATCAACTCTCCGGCATTACCGGATAGATCAACCCGACATATTTATCGGGTTTGTGCTTACTTGGCCGACTACAGCTTGTAAAAGTATCGCTCGGAGTATGACGATCTGAAGCCAAGCTTGTGGATTTCCTCGTCAACATCGTCGTCTGGATCTGGATCGTCTGCGCCGTACATTGCCCGATCTAGCGCAGCCTGTAATTCCTTGTGCGCCGCCTCAGAAGCCCGTTTGCGCTTCATGCGGCCCGCGGTCACCATGTTTTCCTTGGGCGTTCCCTTCTTGATGTTGCCAACTTGGTACGGCCCGGTATCTGCGAAACGCTGCATTTGCAGGTCATCCTTCCCGCTGCCACGGCGGTCTACATCATCGCCCCAAAAGTCGCACCACTCCTTGAAAGTCAGCAGGAACTCAATTCCGCGCTTTGCTGCGTGCGACTTCTGCGCGTGATAGGCAAGCAAGTAGCGATTGGCTGGCAAAATGTCTCCGTAAACGGAAAAAGCCACCGGGTTAGGGTGGCTTTCGTTTCGTATAGGCGTGCAGGGTGGACAAGGCCGAGATTAATGGAATGTTTCGCCCTTTGCAAGCGTTATTTTGCTTTCATGTTCCATAGCTCCCACAGCGCCGCATCCATCTTGCGATGTCCGGGCGATCCTATGGGCGCTTCCCAATTCTGCCAAGTGCGCAGCGGCTTGCCAATCAATGCGGCGGCGGCAGTCTGCGATAAACCCGCACGCTGGCGGGCTTCTCGGATTTGGTCGGGCGTTGGAGTCATTAGGGAGCGAGGAACGATGCGGTGTAGTCGTTGTAACCGTAGGCTTCATTAAACCAAATGATCGCATCCGCGTCGCTAGCAAACTCTTTCTCGGCAACCAGAGCCGCTGCGAAATTTTCGCCATCGTCGCCAAGCATCTCATTGTCATACACATAGATCGTGGTCATTTTATTCCCCTTTTATTTTATTGATTTTCAATGTAACGCTGCTTTGCCTCGGAAACCCACTCGTCTATGCTCAATTCCCCGATGCGGTAGACAAACACGCTGCCCATATGATCGTCCGCATTATCGCCAACAAAGTAAATCAGTGCAGCGGCGGCAGTTTGCGATAAACCCGCACGCTGGCGGGCTTCTCGGATTTGGTCGGGCGTGGGGGTCATTCGGTCAGTCTTTGATTTCTGCGATAAATTCTGCTGCTGTTTCTTCGTCATCTACATCAGCCCAAAAACTGCGAATCATCCACTCCAGCGACTCGCGGCTTCCGACAAACTGAACATCCCAAGGGGCGTCGATTTCGGTGATGGTGATTCCCTGCGCGGCGATCTGTGCGCGGGTTTCTTCGTCCAGTGAAAAGGCTTCAGTATTGAGTTGTGCCATTTTTGTTCCCCTTGGTTGTTTGCTTCAATGACTCCACTATATACACTCATTGGGTGCAACGCAAGGGTTATTTCATTTATTTTGAAAAATATTTTCTGCCGAAGCTGACCTTGGCCGCAGTGTATAGCGCATCCTCGTTCTCGAAGCGCCATACAGTGTAGCCAAGGTTGTGCCGCTTGTAGATCATCCGCTGGTGGGCTTGAATCAGGCTATCGACCGCTGCATTGGCCTTGCCCATCTCGTAGCCGTCAACGGCTTCCTGCTCGTCCTCGGCATCCTTGCGCCAGGAGGCAATGAAGTTCCCCGACGCTTTGGCCGGGTAGCCCTCCGCTATCCCCTCGGCTCGGCGCATCCAATCGGCCCACCGCTGCAATACCGCTTCCGTTGCGTCTATGTCTCGTTGCATCCGGCCTCCCATTTCAGATTCAAATCGAACATGCTTTGCAGGGTCGCCATACGCATAAGCGGGTAGCGCCCTGTCCGGTTCCTTGCCGATCCTGCGTAGCTCGGCTATGAATCGTTCTTCGTAGGTCATGGCTAGTCGTTAAACTTGCTCGGATACGCTGCCCGATGCGCCCTGGCATCAGCCACCCGCCCCAAAAATACCGGATCAGGCCGCAATTCCTGCCCGCGCTTGAATACCTCCCTTGGCTCGACTACCGGCCCGTCCTTGCGGCCTTCTGCGTACCATTGCACCGCTTGACGGCTTGGATGCGCCGAGTGGATGCGCTCCTTGCTTTCGAGCGAGTGCAGCGTTCCCCTCATGCTGCGGATTGACACCTTGAAGTTGGCGGCAATCTGTCCCACCTCGAAACGCTGACCGGCTGACGCTTGCAGGTAGGCGAGGACTTCGGCTTCTACTTTGTTCAGTTTCATTTTTTTCCCTTTTTGCGGTTATTCCAATCCGTCCGTCTTGCTTCAATTACCTGCTCGCTGGCTTGCTTGAACTTGCTGCACTCCCTGTCCCGCGTCAGGCTGACAAACGTGGCTATCGGCGCGACCTTGCATTGGCCGAAACCTAGTGCTGCGTGGCGTTCGTGTGTGGTCGTGTCTAGGTTGCTGCAATGGGCGCATTTCATGGCTGATCCATTTCGGTTATCACGACCCGCACCAGACCGCCCTTGATGACCTCACGGCGCACCAACGTCAGTTCGTCGATCTGCTCGTCGTCATCCCATACCCCGGCCAATGTGAGCGCGTCCTGCAAGCCCTTGGCGCGGTTATCCAAATCGGTCTTGGCTCTTGTGGCGGGATGGATGGCTACAAATACGCTTAACCTTCCGGCCAGCTTCGCGTGACCCGCATCGGCCACAATGTCGGCCACCGCTTGCCGGTACTCTTTGACCTTGGCCGGGAGATATGTCCGGTTCCCGTTGCGGGCAAAATAATGATTTATCGTCGGCGGCAATGGCAGGGTCAGCGCGATCATTCGGCCACCCCTAACGCCCGCCGTGTCTCCGCGATATAGCGAACCGTCCGTTCGTCGGCCTCGTCGCGGCTCATGCCGATAAGTTGGTCATGCCGAACGTGGCAACCGACCTCCCCTGGCCGGGTGCAGCACAACGGGAACGTGGCGAGGTAATCGGCCTTCATGCCTAGCCCCTTGCCGTCCTGATGGCGGTTTGAGTGCGCGGATTGGCTGTAGCCATGAATCCCACACTCTGCACACGGCAAAGCCGCTACGCGCTTGTAATGCGCTGTCTCGTGCGCAGGGACGGACTTGCGGCGCGACTTCATGCGCTTGGCTGTCATGGCGGCGTAGGTCATAGCCCGCCCTCGTTGATCTTGCACATGCCGCAGAATAGGATCGTCGCGGCGATGGATGCGGCTAGGTACAGGGCGAGGTAGATCATGCGGCCTCCTTTTGGCTTATTTGCGCGACTGCCTGAATGCGCCGCCCGATCCACGCCATCACATCACCACACAGCGCAACGAAGTCCGCATCGGTCAGGTCGCGCTTTGCCAGATTTGCCGCCGCGCATACCCATTGCAGATTGTCGATGCCATCGCCTCCACCCTTGGCTTTTGGCTGCTTATGATCAAGCTGTGCAGTGCGATCAAGCCTGCGCCCTGTCAACGCACAGATGCCGTGCTGCGCCTTCCACAGTGCCGCCAACTCCTTGAATGTCGCCCGGCTTGCTCCACGCAGCTTCATGGCCTTCGCCCAAAAGAATCGGCGAGTGGCATATTCCCGCATCTTGGCAGTCCGATCCTCGCGGTTCGTCGCGTGATACGCGTTCCGATAAGCCCTCGCCTTTTCCGGGTCTTTCGCCCTTGCCTTTGCCATTGAAACCCGCTTCCGTTCGCGGATCTTCTCCACGTTCTTTTCATACTGCTGCCGCTGGTAAAGGACTTCGCATGCGCGGCATTTACCTATCCTGTAACCGCGCTTGTGGATGCGGTACTCTGCCGTCTGCTTCATCAGGCCGCACCCTTTGCAGTCATGCTCTTGCATAAGTCCTCCACCATTTGAATTCTTCTACCCAGCCAAGACATACAAGGCACAGCCATTGAGTTGCCGAGCGCCTTGTACCTGCCGCCATCAGATGCCGGTTTCCCGCGATGCGGCGTGTTTGTGTAGTTGTCAGGGAATCCCTGCAATCTCTCGCACTCAACTGGCGTTAAGCGACGAACCTGCATGCCATTGGCAACTCCATGCCTATCAACTTTGGTCAGCGTCGGCGCGATTTCGGCGGCTACCCCAAGTCCATTGCCGCCGTTATTGGCTTGCCGCCCAATCGCGGTTGACTTAATGCTGTAGGCCGTTGCCACAGTCTTGCTCTTGTCTAGCGTCTGCGTTACATCATCAACAGACATACTCTGGCTGGAACTGTTCTGCCAGCCAACCGCCACCGGCACGAACAGCGGCGCACCTTCGTTGATGTGTTGATTCTCTAGCCCTAACTTGGCACCGAAGGCCGCGTTAAGTGTTGAAGCGCAATCAGCAGGCCATCTGGAAGCACCTTCCCCCGCTTGTCGGCGCGGCGCAGGATGCCCCTGCAAGCTGTGCTGCTCAAAAAGTACCGCTGCGGCACGCTGCCACCCTCTAGAATTTGCGACAACGAACACACGTTTGCGTCGCTGGGCCACACCGAAGTACTGAGCGTCAAGAACCCGGTAGGCGAACCCATACCCGAGTTGCCCCAACCCTCCAAGGAAGGTTCCAAAATCCCGTCCTCCGTTTGATGACAGGACGCCGGGGACGTTTTCCCAAACCAGCCACTCGGGCCGATAGCGGTCAGCAATGGCAAGGTAGGTAAGCATGAGGTTGCCACGCGGGTCATCCAGTCCTTTTCTGAGTCCTGCGACACTGAAAGACTGGCAGGGGGTTCCTCCCACAAGCACATCGATTCCGTAGTCATCCCATTCCTTGAATTTGGTCATGTCGCCCAGGTTGGGGACGGTTGGATAGTGGTGATCTAGTACGCTGGACGGGAATGGCTCAATCTCGGATAGGAATTGCGCCTTCCAGCCAAGCGGCTCCCATGCGCAGCTTGCGGCTTCGATGCCGGAACAGAGTGAGCCAAATTTCATGCGGCCACCCTCATATCCTCAACCTGCGCCGGGTCAGTCCACGCCACCCGCTTATCAGCGCCGAATGCGTAGATGACCTCGATCAAATCGCTGAAGTCCGATTTCGTCATCGTGCTAGTGCGCTGACCGCAGACCACGAACCCGCCGTCAATACCCGGAACCGCCTTCTGCTTCTTTAGCGCAGCCGAGAACACATCCTTCCATTCGTCCTTGGTCAGCTTTTGGCCGTACCAATCGACTTGATTGGATATGTCCTGCAACATCGGCCACAGTTTTGCGTTCTGGTCTAGGCTGCGGGTCGCTGGCTTGATCTCGACCGCGTACCCTGTCGGAGCCTCGTCTATTGCTTGCTTGGCGCGCTGGCGCTGGAAGTCGCCTGCCAGGATGATTAGGCGCTTGGTCACAGATACGCCCCCGTCCAATATTTCAATAAATCGCGGATTGTTGACTCGCCCACGTTGTATCGCTTCGCCAGTGCGCCGTAGCCATGACCACGTTTGCCGGGTATGTGCGCAGCGCGGATTTCAGCGGCTTGGGCGGGAGTTAGTGCGAGGCGGCGGGTCATGCGGCCACCTCGTCTGCCCAATCCGTGCCCACCGAGCCAGCAATCTGCACATCGACCTCGTAGCCATCGCGCACCAAGCGCCGCGCCAGCACATACGCCGATGCTTGGCCGGTAAATGACGCATCGTTGTCGCCAGCAATCAGAACCCGCTTGACCCCGGCAGGTGGAACCCACGCCTCTAGCAGCGTTGCGTTCGTTGCCGCCCATACGGGTTCCATAAAGCGCCGCGATGCCGCCAGCGCCGTTTCTATGCCCTCTGCGATGCCGATCGACAGCCCTGCCGTACCGAGCCGAACGCAGGACGATTGCAGCGGCTTACCGGCCATGAATTTCTTCACCTCGCTTACCGCTGCCTT